TATTTCTACGTTGATGTCTGGGCCAAAATCCCCCGCCAGCGCCGATTCTGTGTTTGCAAACCCACTCACATCGGACGGATTATAGGTGGAAGGTTGAGTAGTCGGTGCAGTGGTTGCAGTGGTTGCGTAACCACTATAATCGGCATTAGGGTTGATATTAAAACTATTTGCTATTGGCGTTGTCGTCGTTGCATAACCAGAACCAGATATTGGGTTATAATTCTCTACCGATTCTGTGCTCACAAACCCGGCAGCAGGGTCAATGGGGTTATAATTGACAAGTTGATCAGCCACCGATGCATTTGTTGCATATCCACTCAAGTCAATGTTGGGATTGTAATTGGCAAGTTGATCAGCCACTGATGCATTTGTTGCATATCCACTCAAATCAATGTTGGGATTGTAATTGGCAAGCTGGTCTGCCACCGATTGAGTGGTTGCATAACCGCTTAAATCGGGTGCGAAGTTAGCAAGTTGGTCTGCTACCGATTGAGTGGTTGCATAACCGCTTAAATCGGGCGAAAAGTTAGCAAGCTGGTCCTGTGTGATGAATTGTGAATAGTCAACCGGGGTCCTCGTTGCGACATATGAATCAATTGGCATCGACGTTGCTGCAATATATGAATCATTGGGCGTCACCGCAATATATGGATCAGTGGGGAATGGCATGGCCCCCAGCCCGGAGGAGGCACCCCGAGCAGGCTGTTGTGGTAGCGGCCAGCTACTCCAATATCCGGTGTCTGGTTGCTGTACGACCTGCGGGCTCCCGTAGAAATCGAGTGCTGTGGGGGGCATTGGCATCGGACCAGGCGCCTCCTCAGTGGTGGTGTTAGACCCAAGAAGTGTTGGACCGCCTGGCACACCCTCTGGCCAATAGTCGGACCAATTCAGACTTGAGGCGATCTGGGCGGCAGACTTACCCATTGGTGGCCCCCGGTGCGGCAATTATATTGTTCATTCCGATATCTCCTTCGCCATCGTCGTATGGACGGGCGTGTACCCAATGTCTGCAAGTGCTCTGATCCAGCCCTTACGGCCGCTCAGCGTGATATGCTTGCAGTCCAGTTGCTTTCCAAATTCTCTAAAGGTCTCGTCCATATTCTTAATCTCTTCAAGATCGCCGGCCGCCAGAAAAATGTGTAATGTGCGCATTTTTGGGTAGCTCACGATCTGAGTAACCACACAACTCAGCCTCGCGGGCCAGAACTGCATTGCCCCGGTGGCAACTTCTGCAACTACATCTTCAAAATCATGCGTGCCGCCCGAATATTCAAGTGCTGAGTTGAGCAATATTCGATAGGGTAGCATCGCCTCCAATGCTGTTGGCGCGACCTGGCTCATAATGCAGTTGCCCCTACGTTGCCCGAATTGTCCACCGTTATGCTATAGCGTGTCCCATCTGGACTCTTGAGCACCAGCCTTGCGGCGCCCACTTCTAGGTCCTGATTTTTCTTGTGATTAAGCGCATCCGCTTGTTCAATGGCCAGGTTCATTTGCCCAATATTCTGTTGGTTGTAGTCAATGGTTGCGGCTGGCAAAATCATCGCCCGCTCCCTTCTACAACGTCAAGCCGCATCGTCCCTGCTCGCCAATCTGTGGCGACGTCTCCAGTAATGCGCATACTCACCTCACGTCCCTGGAATCGGACGCTGGTCGGGTTAGTCATTGTGAATGGCCCATAGCTCACCTCTGACCCATTTGGATAGTTGCGCGTTTTAAATGTGGCTGTCACATCCCCCTGAGTCTTCTCGTCAGGAATTAATGACCGGGCTACCACAAGACGATCACCGGACCCGATTTGCATGGGGCCGCTCTCGCAAAAAACGGTGGCAGAGTCATAATCGAAACCAACCTCATGCTCGTAAATATAACCATCCGAGCTCACATAATTCGGGTATACATAAACGCCAACATCAGCGCCTGCTGTTCTCGCAAGCGCCCCGATCATCCAGTAATTTTCTCGGTAGTTCCAAGCCACATATCTGTTGTTCTCGAGACTGTCGCTGCTAGGATAGAACCACCAGACCTCGCTAAACTTTGAATTCAAGACGCCATAAACTTTACTGCGCTGAGCCTCGTTGATATCCGAGAAAATGTAATCGCCAACGGTGCTGGGAAGTGTGCTCACCGCACCATCATAAATATGAAATGAATTCGTGCCCATCCAGACCGCGAACTGATCTGCCCGGACGCAGGCATTGGCGCCTGCAACGCCGCAGCCGGTACCGACCTTCTGAAAGCCATAGACGTATGGTGGCCCTTGGTACCTGGCAACATGAGCATCAATGTTTGTTAGGATCAGTGTCTCACCGCGCATGCTGATCGCGCTGACAATATTGCCGCCTGTTGCAAGCGTAAAACCGCCTGCCTGGTTAGTTGCTGCGGCCGCCCAGAGATTATTATTTTCCTGGTCCGACCACTCAACCCTGTTGCCTTCCCCGCCAGCACCCAGCGCGAAAAGGAATCGCTCGTCCGTGCTAATAATGGCGTTGCAATCAGTTGGTGCATTACTCAGCACTGCCGCGATAGTTCCCGTATCATTTTCCCATTGATAGATCTTGCCATCTGACGTTGCACAACCGATTGCATATTCTCCCCAGGTATCAATTGACCATGTCGTCGCAGGCGTGTAGGTGCCGCTGTCGGGGCGTGGAGTGCCGTAAGTGCTTGCGCCCCAACCGAGGGCGCCCCATCCAAGATTCTGCACTCCATCTGCATCTCCAGCGGTAAAACCAGTGGGGGTGATGTCGTATAGAGCAAACGCCTCGTCGATGGCATAGAGTTTGCTTTGTGTGCCGGCGACTGTTCTCCTATCGCCGCTATTGTCCCGATAGTTGACGATTTTGCGACACACACCAGTCATCGCCGACGTGGTCTTCGTTCTCCAACCACCAATCGGCTGCATGCTGTCCTCGTACCACCTGACCAAATTACTATCGTTCCAGGCATTTGCCTGCTGGTAGTTGGTGCCATTTCTAACGATGCCAGGGGCGAGATCCAGATTGATTAACATCAGTAGCTCCAGATCGCGGGTGAAGGAAAATTCGGTGCCTGATCCAGATGGATGAACCGGGCATCGCCCGACTGCGCCACACCGATTCTTTTGATGCCAAATTTCATAGCGGTCTCAATGAGATCGAGCGCCTGGGCACCACTGAGCGCAATGTCGCAGGCCCAGCCAGTGGTATGAGCGCCTTTCACTTTTTTCGATTTTTCCAAGTCGTGCTCCGCGCAGCGGTAGCCAGATGAGATGATCAACGGGAAACCATCCCCTGGGAGCTCGTCACGGATCCTGTCCATGGTCGCAGAAAACTCAGGCTGAATTCCCTCTTTGCCACAATGCTGGCACCTGAATTCATCTTCGTGAAACCATTTCACTTGCCAACCCCCTTCAATCGTTCCGCGCTCCTGGCACCAGCCAGGCCGAGCATCCCGAGCAAAACGGGCATCATCGTCCCCGTATCGGCTTGCGGTACAACCACACCAAAAGCCGCCGCGATTGGCGATATCAAGAAATTCACACCAAACCCGAGCACGCAAACCCAAGCACATGCTGGCCGCCAAGACGACTGGAACCAATGTCCCTGCGCCTCGGCCTTGTTGAGCTCAATTTGAGCCAAGGCCCTGGCCTGTGCTTGGGTTTCTGCGAGCGTGCTCAGTTCAAAGGCTATACGGGCGCGTTCGTCCGCGTCGGGGATAACCTTATCGAGCAGGCTTGTCACTGGCCCCAATAGGGCATCAAGCATCCCCATCAGTTCACCTGTTCATCCTGTTCATCCTGTTCATTCTCAACCGACTGGAGTGAATTCTTGATGCTCGAGGCATAGGCATTGATCAGCAGATGCAATTCCTGCTGCTGCAGTTCGGCCTGACCTAGCTGATTTTTCAATTCGACCAGGCGATTCACCAGCACCTGGCCCTCGTGACCCAGGTTGTCAATTTCAATTTCTTCGCCATCAATTACTAACGTTTCCATAGTGTCGCTCCTCATGCTTTAAATTAACTTTCGTTTGACTTCTTTTTGTTGATAAGTCCTTGCACCGTGTCTGTCTCCCATATCCGGATCAATGTCCAGATCAATGTGAGCAGCGCGGCGATTGGTGGCAACCACCCGGCTAATGCTCCGACTGTCCCGCTGATCGCAAAAGCGTCTACTGCTGTTTTGGCCTGCTCATCCATATGCATCAATACTCTCGTCCTTTTTGTACCGAGGTTATTCTCTAGGCCGCCCAAGGAACGCCGGTTTCTTCCGTTGCATTACGCTCAATCTGAGCCTCGACCCGCTCTGTCCGGTTTGCCTCGATAGCTGCCTTGTCGTTATCCTCTGGCAAACTATCCCAAACCCAACTTAAAACGTCAGGCTCAGTTAAGTCGTCATAGCGTATAAAACCGGGAGCCGCAGGGTCGTACGTACACTTATACTCACCTGCATCGACTGCGCTCTCTGGGCCGTCATCGTTCTGGGCGAGACATTGCCAGCGCACCTCAATGACCCCTCCGTCAGCGTCCATGTGCGTCATGTTGTTGACGCTCCAAGTTGTTGCTATTGCCATAGGTTGTTACTCCTTTTAAGATTCTAGTGCCGCTATTCGGGCGGTTAAGGTTTCGATTAGGGTTTGTTGCTCTTGAACCGCTTTGACTAAGATTGGCACGAACTTGCTGTACTGCAAACCCATCTGCTTGCCGTCACCTGAGTGGCTAGAGACTAGGTTAGTTTTGTTGTCTTTGTTGTAACCTGCGGCAATCTCTAGGGCTTCAACTTCTTGTGCCTTGAAACCAATGTCTAGCCAGTCTTCTTTGTGAGTGCCATCAGGAGACTGTGCGTTAAGGTCATAGTCTTCAGCAGTTTTGTCGCCATACTTGCTACGCTTGTCCCATTTATAAGTTACAGGAGCTAGTGCTTTTACAAAGTCTAAGCCAACATCTAGGGCTGTGAAGTCTGTCTTGTCTCGTTCATCTGAGGCAATTGTCCAATCTACTTGAACATGTGACTCAGTTATATTGTCGTCACCTAGAACAATTTCATTGTCACCGTTGACTATTTGACCACCGGGGCTTCCTGTGCGTCCTGTATCTTTACCAAGAAATAAATTATTGCTACCTGCTTGTAGTTCATACCCTGCAACCTGCCCTATAAGAGTATTATTAGAACCAGTGACTACCGCCCCTGCATATTGTCCTACTGCTGTATTGTCGTTTCCACAGTTCGCTGATAATGTTGAATATCCAACAGCTACGCATCCTGTACCACCAGTAGTACCGTCACCTGCAAGTGCGCCCACAAATGTGTTGAGCGTGCCTAAGCTCAATATGCGACCAGCTTCATAACCTACAGCAGTGTTATATCCATCAGCACCTGCATTTAAATCTCTTAATGCTTGGTAGCCTATGGCAGTATTTGCACCATGAGCGTCTTCAGTAATAAGTGCGTTAAAACCA